TTATTCCCAAGAGAATCCTTTTCCTTCTTATATTAGAAATAGTGTTTTGGTTACTGTAGACACAACTTCTGTTGAAACTTTGCCTTGGCGCGGCTCTAGAATGACTCCTTTGGCGTGCCAAAAAGCTTTTTCTAAGTATTATAAAAAGACTCCTTCTTTTTCTGCTTTGACTTCTGAACAGGTTCGTGCTTGGGATAAAGCTTGGCTTTGGGCTTATTACCACTATGCTCCTAGTTGTGGTAATTCAACAGTTCTTACTTATAATGAGTTTCTTAGTCTGTATACAAAACGCGCTTCTAATGGAGCTATTCTGTCCCAGGAATGGGTCGACAAAGAAGATTTTGTCGTGAACAACAAGGAGGTTTTGCTTGATTATTGGGATCAGCAGGCCCTCCGGTTGTTTGTCCGAAACATCCTTTCTGGTTATTTAAAGGCAGAACTGCGCACTAAAGAGAAGTGCGATTTAGAAAAGACTCGAGCTTTTCTTGGCGTCTCTGTTCTTGACGCTTACCTCGGTTTAACACTCTTCTACGATCAATGTAGTCGTGGCCATTCTTCTGGTGCGACTTGGTCTTGGGTCGGAAAGAATGCGTGGGGTGGTGGTTGGCACCGCCTTTGGATTTATCTGAAAGAATTTCAGAAACCAAATGACCTAGACGGGGAAAATTGGGATGGGGGCCTCATTGCAATGTTCTTTTGCAAGTTGGCTCTTTTTCGTTATTCTTTGTTGTCTCATGTTTATCGTACGCAAGATAATTTCATTCGCGTCATAAACTATTATTGGGGAAATTGTTTTGGGCTTATTGTCCTACCCGATGGTGGTGTTGTAGCTAAAACCCACTCTCAAGTGAGTGGTTGTTTTACAACCATAGACGACAATGGTGTTGCTAATTTTGTTGCAAATGGTTTCTCTTACATTTTGCGTTACCCTAACCACTCTTATCAGCAGTGGCAAAAAACTGTTCATGGTCAGACATGTGGGGATGACCTTCTTTTTAGTTCTCAGCCTGGCTATTTTGACGCTTATGATGTCATTAGTGGCGCTCGACTTTTAGGTATTTCTTTTCTTGAAAATTCTGAGCATAGCTCCTGGGAAACCATTGAGTTTTGTTCACAGGGTTTTGTGCGATGCCGGTGTGGTTGTAGTATTATGCTTCCACGTATGAATTATGAGAAGTTGTTTTGTACTCTTCTCATTGATGAGAACCCCGATCCTATTTTGTTAATACAGAAGCTTGGCAATATTTTGCCCCTTTTGTGGCCCAATAAACCTTGTTATGAGTGGGCCGATCTTTATTTTAGAAAGTTGTCTAGGAATCTCATCGGTTCAACTTTCGTTCTTCAGTTCTATAAAACCGATGCTGAAATTGTTGCTATGTGGCATGGCTGGGAGGCCCAATCGGATAGTACTGGGCGTTTTCATGCTTTATGGGGGTGAAAAATACATTTTCTTTGTCCTGTGGGTCTCTTTTGACCCACCGAAACGGCTTTTATTGTAAGTACGTAACCGTTTTAAAAGATCCCCAAGTAAATTTTTTACTTTATGAATTTTGTTCCAACCGAGCCTTATCAAGCTACATGGGAAACAAAAAGCTCAAAGCTGCCCGAAAGTCCGGAAAGATTACTGAGGCCGAATATGTTGCCAAGGTACGCGCAAAAGCCGAAAAGCGCAAGTCTAAAGGTGGAAAAAAGGAAGCTGGAGCGCAGCCCGTGCCCAAAGTTAAAAACAACTCAGGTGGTGCGCAGACCAAATCCAGAAGCCAAATCCCCCCTAAGCGAAAAGGGAATAATGCACCTAAACTTGCTGGCAAATCGGCCAACTTCGGTAGTTTTACTACCGCGGATCAAATTAATTCGAAAAAATACCTTATGTGCCTCATTGATCCAGGAGGTGAGCAAGGTGGTGGAGCTGCCCGAATCCCAACTGCTGAAGCCCGAAAAACTGGACTTTGGTGTTCAGTCCAAGTCGTTGAGGTCTTTGCCTCTTTCACAGGAGGTTGGGCAACTCCAGATGCAGGGCGCTGGACTTGCGCCCTCCAACCTATTATTGGATCCCCATCAGCCCCCTCCCAATACAAAATCTCTCTTGCCGATGGTCGTTTGCCCTCGTGGCCAACAGACTGGACTCTCCCAGCGTCGTACGTTGGGCTTGTAGATGGTTTTGATATTCGTGTCGACCCCTACACAACCAATATGACGCAGCAGCCAGCTGGGTTTGTTGAATTTCTTGGTTCCGCTTTAACTGCCACTGATGCACTTCCCTTTGGTGCTACTCCTATTGTTAACACCATGTATGGCTTTGAACCTACTTATGCGGCCGGTTCTGACAACGGTCTTATTGTTCTTCCACCTGGCAATTATTGTGTCTCCGTTGTTTTCGAGGGGGGTACTCTCCCTTATGTTGGCAACATTGATGTTTATTCTGTTAATGATTCTCAAGTTGGTCTTGTGAACACCGAGTTTTCTGCGGGTGTTTGTGTTGCTCAATTTCTTTGTTATATCCAGGGCCCCAATTCTGGATTTTCTATGTTCACTAGTTCTGGTGGTGGCATAAACATGGGTAGTATTATGTATATCACTCGTGCTTTTAATGAACCCATGGTTGACAAAGGTGGTCTTGCGATGGTGCCAAATATCTCGCAAGGTCCTGTTGCTGGCGTGCGCCCTGTCGCCATGGCTGCTTTGTTTACTGCGGAAGCTCCCACATCTTATGTCGGTGGTGCTTGTGTTGGAGCGTATGTTGCTTCTTCAACTTGTGAGCAAAATTTTTTCAACAATGTTCTTGTTGATCAAGTTGGTCAACTTCAAAATTGGGGTTCACTTGCAAAAGTGCCTGAACAACTTGATTCTAAATATCAAACTGGACTTTATGCTTATTGGGTTCCTGAGGATGTTTCTAATCTTGCTTTCCTCACACCAAATGTCATGAACACATCGTCCTTTCCTTGTTTGATTTTTTCCGGGCAAGCGAATATAGTTGGGGCTGCTGCTCCTACTGCCCCTGTCCTAATTGGTCGCTTGAAGGTTTGGTCTGTTTTTGAGTTTACCTCTTTGCAAACCTTATACGATATGGAGCTTATCCTGGGTTGTACCCAGGATTATGAAAACGCCTGGCGCTTTTTGCGCTCCAGAGTGAAAATCATGAAGAATGATGAGCACTCTGCGTTTAAAGCTAGAATTTTTGCTGCGCTCAAGCAAGCTGGCTGGGCTGCTGCCAAGTTCGTTGGAACTAAGGCGCTCCAGATGGGCTTGGAAGCTCTCGCCGTCTAGCAAGGCGTGGAAGGAGGAGGATTTAAAAGGTTTCTTTATGAGTCATGGAGAAGACAAACGATATAACTCAGCTTTTGGCCCAATGTCTGGTTTTGAGTTCACAATCGGGCAGTTCGTCTGCCCGTTCTGTGGTCTCTCAGCCTGCACCTGTAACGGGTCTGACTGCCAGTCAGTTAGCCAGTTCACACAACGAGGTTTTACAGCGTACTCTTTTGTCCCTTATCCAGCAGTCTCGCGACACTCCGGTGCAAGCACCTCTCACTCCCGTTCACGAAGTAGTGGAAAAAGGTCTCGTGGCCATACTCCACAACTCTCGTCAACTGGGGAAAAAAGAGCGTGTCTCATTAGCCTCGGTCCTTGACTTGGCTGGTCTGCAATTACCTTGTGGTGATCTTGGAATTGCTGAGATTGTAGTTTGGTTTATGGCGGTTGTTTTTTCGCTGCCTAAAAACCAGCAAGAGATTTTGATCTCTAATCTCTTTCGTTTTTATCGTCCACTTCAAACTCTTGATCCCAAAAACCCAAATCCTCCTTCTCCTTGGTGAAAAACATGGAGGAGTTTTCTTTTTTCTCGTTTCAAGTTAATCACTTTTAGATGATTTTCATCTTCTCTTTCATTTCTCTTCAAACATTGAAATATTGGTGTTGGAGTTCTTCTGGTGTTGTGATGTGCTTAGAGGTTTTCTGCCCTTGTGGTAGAATATCCTTTTTGGCATTAACTCAATGTCAGAGATTTCTCTAACACACGGAAGTGTTTTGCATGGAAATATTGGTGTTGGCCTGGTTTATAAACGCTATTTCGCCTAGTAGTAACTGGTCTTTTAAAGTCCCGTATACTGCTGGCCTATTAGTGTAATAGCCGAGCTAACACACGTAAGTGCTAAGCCACTTTTTGTGGCCTTTCCCCTGTGTTTCAAAATTAAACAATATAAAAATAAAAACTATAAAATATGTAAAATTAAATAAAAAATTAAAAAAGCAAAAAAAAAAAAAAAAACACAAAAAAAAAAAAAAAAAGGACATTTTAAGGGTTTAAAAAATTTAAAAAAAAAAAAAAAAAAAACCCAAAAAAAAAAA